AAGGTGAAAGAGTCTTCATTCGGCTCTCGTACTTCGTCGAAAAGACATATCCATTCTTGACTTCCTCCAGAAAATCGTACTGTAGATAATCTCCCTGCTTGGAGCGCGGCGCGTCGATGAAGAGGACACGGACGGTTGAATCCAACGCAAATGCCATGTCTGCCTTCTTTCCAGGTAAAAGGACCTGCGAGGGACAGACATTACGACGAACAAACTGATGAGCAAACCAAGTCTTGCCACTATTGCCAACAACGTCAACAAGAAAGTAAATCTTGCGAGGATGAGCAGGTAAAAACAACTCGTGTTCAAGTTCTGCTTGCCAAGGACGCAAAGCGTGGTGAACAATGGGAGGCAATGGCTGATGATCCAAAATATACTCAACGCAAAAGCGAGGGTATTTAGCAAACACTTCAGAGTGCAACTCACGGAGATCTTTGGTAACTAAGTTTCCTTGTTTAACGTCCTCCTTAAATGCCTCAAGGTCTGTACGTTGACCTGCCGACGTTGCCGGAGGGGTGCCAAGTTCGGTGAAATCACCGTCCTTCTTGCAATAGGCGATGGAGTTCTGGATCTGACGGGCAACAGTATAGTGCGCTTGACCGAGTAAAGCAACAAGGGATGCAAGCGTTTTACGGGCTTTGAAACAGATGAATCCTTGCAAATGAGGCGTTCCGGAATCACCAGTCTCTTTTCCAAAGACGCAATACGAGAAAGAAGTTTCAGATTCAACGGATCTAATCCTGTCAATATCGGCATCCGTGTAATTGTTAAGAGTGAAGCACCAATTCTTCGACCCAGGCATCTTGGCCTTGTTCGCACAAGACCGCAATTATAATATTGTTTGATTGTTTGAGCAATGTTATTCCTTTTAATTCCTAATCCAGTCCTACTAAAAATTTCAAAATAAAAAAGCTAAATTTTTATTTAGAGTAGACTGAATGGTATCTTTTACTGTATATAGGAGTCCATTTGTCTTCCAAGATCGTCTTCCTCGAATTAACGCCAATTAAACCGTCGAAAGCCTGACGTTGTCGATAATTAGAGATAGTCGTGTGCCTATTTAACAACGTCGCTCCATCAAGTCCTAACTTGACCGCGCCAGGAACATGCATGTCTTCCACAATAGCGGCACCACGAGAATGACCGTATATGACATCAACGTTGTTCTTCCGCGCGATATCGCCTAAGAACTTAGCGTGCTTGTTTCGGATATGTCTTGAAACGTCACCAGCGAGTCCGAATCCTCCGCCTGCCAACGCAGAAGCTGGGGATTCAAGGACGTTCTGGACCCATTCAATACCACCGCGTTTGAAGGTGGTCCCGCGAACAAACATCTCTTTCTCCCCAGTAGATTTATTTTCTCTAATAGCATATCCGTGTTTCGAAGAATACGCTTGCTTAGCAAAACTTCTAAAACGATCGTTAGAAACGAGACGCTTAATACTAGCAGCAGAGCCAGATCTAACAGAATCTGCAGCTGAAGTTGATTCATAACGCCACTTAGAATTAATCTTCGTGGCTTTATAACGGTTTTTTTGATTAATAAAATTCATTTTATGACGTGGAATATTTAGTTCTCTTAGAAGCCTTCGGAGAAGACTGAATGATTGCCCGTTTTGTAGCAGCAAAACTAGGAGCTGCGTGAGTCTCTGAGTGATAACGGCAAAGCGTTGCTGCCTCATCATAGACGATTTCTTGATTAGACACTACATGACACATAACACGCGTAGGGCTTTCTGTACCAGTACGACCATGAATGCGTATATAAATAGCGTCAAAATTCTGATCCCAAAATTCTGTCGCCTCAGCAGTAGTGTTAGTAGTTCCGCGAAGTTCACTAAAATCATGATCAGCGCCCTGCGGCTGCAGCTGAAACAAATGGCGGTGAATATCGCGTAACTTTCCAGTAACGTATGTAGGGTTTTCAACCATCTGGCGAGTGACATCGACACCAGGCAATTCTGTTAAAGCCACATCAGTTCCGATAATAGCACCAGTAGCAACATCGTCAATCTTAAGGGCGTCATTACGGCTAAGCTGCACACGAGCAGCTTCCCACCAACCGTCATTCTCATCAGAATTGTTGATCAATGTGATCTTCAATGCCTGGGAAACAACACGCCATTTATCAATGGCTGTTTCGGCGTTCTGAGTGATAGCAGTACCATCGACACTCAAAACAGCATGGGATGGATAACTCATATAACGGCCATCAGCTTGATTGGCTTTCGCCATAATAAGGCCGTTATTGATGCCTGGGAACAAAAGAAAATCCATAGTAGTCGTGGTGTCATTGACAAATTCCTTCACGGCTTGCAGCCTGACACCAGACGAGTGATAAGCCTTCCCATCCGGAATCTTAGGATTGGTAGTGGCAGTTGAAAAAGCATTCCTGTAAACAGCAAGTTGCAAACTCCCGGCAGACCCACGAGCATTAGTTTTCATACCGCCAGTGTATCGACGACGACGCCGATACAAACGCTTTCTACCATAACGACGATACATTGTCACAAAATCAAAATTGTGAGCATGTATCGTTACGACCACTACTACGGATACTGGTCTTCCGACACGGACTCAAGTGGAGGCGATGACACAGCATACGCACCGAACACAGGAGAAGGAGGGAGGGACACAGGATATTCGCCCTCCCTTCCGGACCCACCAGACCCCCCGGAGCCCCCTGCAACAAGTACATTGGCAAGTACAACACCTGCAATAATAACTCTTAACGAGATAGACGAATATGCAAATGATGGAGGAGGATACCGTCCAGCTGGGCAGTTCACAGAAGCTAGAGCCTTTCCACTGGCTCTAGTTAAAGGAACAAAATCGGGTAGTTCTAAAATGGTTTTAGTGAAAAACCAAAGAACAAACTACGATTACGCCCCAATGACAAACGAAATATTTAGATTTCCGTACTATGTACCATTGGGAGCGAACCTAGCAACCCTGCCTTACCCAATAATAACATGGGAAATGGCTATTCAAGACACAAACGGGGGGCAAACAACAGCAACAATGACAATAGAGGCTGTAAACACGTCTGCAGCACCAACAAGCGACGTGGCATCTGTCACAACACCATTCAACAACAGCTTGAATATAACTACCGGACAACGAGTGTTCACATTGGTGACAGATCAAATGCTTGGATTTATTCCGGGAAAATTCAATGAATTTAAATTCAGAATCAAGATAAGCAACACAGCTCTACTGGTAACCAACGTTGCAGAACGACTAAAATGGATGATCTCTGATATCCAAACAAGCGTTCCAACAGGTTATCAGTTCGAACTAAAGTTACAAAAAAATTGGGAATCTTACTTTAACATTAAAGTTGTCAAAGATACCGACAGGAACCAAAAAGGGGTGACCACTGGTTTAACTTCCGTCTCCTCTACAATAGACGCAATTGGAAACAACTGGACACTTGACGGAACATGGAACTGGAACGAATACAACACGGCTTTAGGCTTCAAACATTGGGAAATACCGGCAACAACCTTCACAGGTAATTGGAATTTCAAACTAGCGCCTGTTTTCTTCCCGGAAAACGATGAGTTTTGTTCCATGGAACCAACTCTTAAGACCCCAGGACCAAAAGCACCCTGGAATCTTTTAAGCCGGCATGAGTCGTTCTATTACGCACCAACTTGGATGCGTGTAAGCGACTACGCACAAGACATTTCACCAAATCCTATTTGGTACTGTCCAAGAAACTTTAGGGGCGTAGTCTGGCTCAAACAGGGAACAGCAATAAATGACGTATTTTAACTTAATCCTTATTCATTTATCACTATAAGACTAAGAGTAGGCCCAAGGCCCGAGGTGAGGTAATAATGCTAAATCTCACCTCGGGCCACGTATAGGGTTAGGGTTCCTTCTTCTCCTAATCAAACGTCCTCTTGGCCCAACAGCAGGTCCTCGTAAAGCCCTAACTGGACGTTGTACATATGGATTAACCATAGGTACATTCCAAGCGTGGCGGAGCCACACATTCAAGTCGGCCAAAGGATGATGACGCGTTCTTCCGCTGTAGCTTTCAAAACGAACAGCGGCTCTTGCGGCCGCAATGTTCTCTCTAGAAGGGCGATCAAGCCTTCTAGCAACAGGCTGACCGTTTGGAAGATAACGCATATGAGGATCATGGAGCACAGGTCGAAGTGCAGCAGCGACACGGGCTCGCGAAATATGACGAGACCATGTCGATAGCCTACGCACGGCTGCATAAGCAACCGTAGCTCTAGCCTGAGACCTAGCATCAGACCTGATAACATTAAAAACTTCAGGGGGAAAGCGGACCATTAGATATATTTAATGTTATATCGGTCTGAGGATAATTTTGTGAGATCTGGTTCTTCATTCATCGACACTACTACATGACAAGGTGAAAGAGTCTTCATTCGGCTCTCGTACTTCGTCGAAAAGACATATCCATTCTTGACTTCCTCCAGAAAATCGTACTGTAGATAATCTCCCTGCTTGGAGCGCGGCGCGTCGATGAA